AAGAGGAGCGTCATCACGTTCTGGGTGGGGTTGCTCGCGTTCGGCATCGTGAAGGCGTTGTTGGAGTCGTTGGAGATGCTGAACTTCCGAGCCGTGGGGCTGTATCCGACCGAATACTGATCCGAGAGTCCCGCGCCAGACTGATTCGCCGCCGTGTTCAACTCGGCCTGGATCGCCGCCGCGAGATTGATCGCTGCGTTCCACCCCCCGTACCATCCCGCCGCGCCGGAGATGTTGATCGTGATCACCCCCCCGCCCTCGTTGATGTAGATCCGATCGTTCGTGCCAGCGGTCAACTCGAAGGACCCGCCGCCCTCCTGGGCCTCCCATTGCTGGTACATCTGCCCGGGTAGGTCCGTCTGGAGGTAGCTCCGTGGGAACTCAGGCGTCTCGCCGGAGGTGCCGGAGAGGACGCCGTCCCCGCCGAAGAGGTCGGTCAAGAAAAGGCCCGCCCGTGCCATCAGACTGCTCCCGCGTATCGGACGTTCTGCCGGAAGTCGCTACCGTCCTCGACCGACCGTGTCAAGTGTGGCCCCAGGGCGCGGGTGAGCCGCCTCCCGTCCATCTCCACGATCACCTCGGTGGGTTGGTTCGCGGAGCCCATCACGCCCGCCTCCATCTGGCGGCGCTGTAGGGCGAGCATCTTCGTGATCTCGGAGGTCCCGTTCGGGTCCATCACCATCTCATCCTGACGGACGGCGAGGACCGTGTGCCGGTTCAGCCCAGCCTCACGGAGAGCCCCGGGAGGGAGACCCGCGTCCGCCACACCCTGGATCGTCGTGGCCGCGATGGTCGCGATCTGGGCCGCTCCAGCGATCCCCGCCGCCACCGCCGCGGGCGCATTGGCCGGGGCCGGGATGTTCGCCAGAGCGTTGGAGACCGCCAGGGCGGTGTTCACCACGGCTTGAGCAATCGCCGCGGCCTTCCCAGCCACGAAGAGGGCCTTGGCCGCTCGCTTGCCCGCTAGGGTCTGGCCGAAGTAGGAGTCCTCCACCGCTTGCTGGGCGATGCCCGCGAGGGTCTCAATCGCACCGAACGACGCGAAGGCCGCTCCGATCTGCTCCTGCTTCGTCCGCTCGATGAGCGCGATCTCCTGCTCGTAGATCTCCTCCTGCCGCTTGAGGTCTTCCTTCCTCAACTGATCAAGCTGTTCCTGACGGGCGCGCTCCGCCTCTACCTTCGCCATCGTCTTGGCGTTCTCGAACTCTATGACCCCCGCTAGTTCGTCGGCCCGCCCAAAGTCCATCCCGCCGCCGATGAACGCCGCGGTCTCCCGCTCCCTTCGCGCCCTCTCAGCGGCAGATCCGGGGACAACCGGCGCGGGTCCAGACCGGCCCGCACGCCTACCAGACGGAGCCGCAGCCGGGGCCGCAGCCGAGGACTTGATCTTCGCGGCCTCGGACTCGGTGACCACTCGACCGTCCGGGAGGATCACGAGGTCCTCGGGGGCTCCCGCGGCCTCCTGGCCCGCAGCACGAGCCGCCAACTTCTGATTCTCCGCCCTCTGGCGGGCCAGAGTGGCCTCCTTACCTCGGATCCGATCTAGTGCGGCCCCGAACCCGTCGAGCCCCGGAATCGCGTCCAAGAGCGACGTGGCGAGGTCATCGAAGAAGGACGGGAGGTCCTTCACGGACTCGATGAATCTGCTGGTGGTCGGGATCCCCTCCTCGGTAAAGAACGTGATCAGGTCGGTCAAGACCGGGATCACGTCTTCCGCGAGTGCTGACTTGACCCCGATGAACGCCGTCTGGAGGTTGGCGACCGCGGTCTGATACTCCTCGGAGGCCGCGATCGCCTCCTCGCTCATGTACCCACCGAGACGCCTGAGTTCCGCGTCCGCCTGATCGAACGCCTCGGAGCCCCCGAGGAAGATGTCCGCGGTCTCCGCCCCCGCCCGTCCCAGAACGGTCATCAGGGTGGCCGTCACGTCTCCGCTCTGGCCTAGCTCCTTCATCCGGTCCGCGAGGTCCCGGGACACGTCCATCACGCTTCGGAGGCGACCGTCGGACTTCGTGACGGTGATCCCGAGACGCTCGAACGTCTCAGCCATCCGCTTGTTCCCGGTCACGCTGTCCAGCATGTTCCGCTGGAGCCTCTTGAGGCCCGCGTTCAGCTTGCTGAAGTCAACCCGAGCACGACCGGCCAGGAAGGAGAGTTGCTGGGTCTCCGCGTTCGTGACGCCGAGCACGCGCGCGGTCCTCGCGAACTCGTCCCCCATCGCCGCCACCGCCGTGGCGTTCTTGACCAGAGCCGCCGAGAGGCCGATCACCGCGGTCCCTGCCGCCGCCGCCCCCGCCGCTGCCAGCATGAACGGGGAGGACATCGCCGCCCCGAGCCGCTTCGACTGTCGATCTAGCCTTCCAAAGACCCCGCCGAGTTGCTTGATCTCCCGCTGGGCCTTGCTGGTGTCCGCTCCGATCTTGATGTCGATCGCACTAGCCACGGATCACCTCCGGTCCCGGTTCGCCTTCTCGCGTGCCTTCTCGCGCTGCGCCAGGGTGATCAACTGCCACTCCGAGTCGAGCACGCCGAACGCCGCGAAGAGCCACGCGGGCTGTCCCGAGGGGTGGCCCGCCTGGGGGAGCGTCCTCCGGCTCTCCTCCCGAGCGTCCGACCACCGACGAACGGCGGACCAGATCCGGCCCGTCATCTTGTCTGGGCATGTGTTCAGAGCCCGGTCCCGAACCTTGAGGCCCTGGGGGCGCATCGAAGGCGATGGGAGCGTGACCGGTGTACGCCACCCGTCTCCGCCCTGCTTGCATCGCTTTCCACCGCATCGTCCCCACAGCCTACACCCGTCCCAGCCCAGTTCTTCCCGCGCCGCCCTCCGCTCCTCGTCGTCCCAGTCCATCTCCGGCACGTCCAGATAGTGGAGGGCGGCTCTCAGTTTTTTGCGTCGTCCTCCGTCAGTACGCCGCCGAAGAGGACGTGGGTCATCACCTCGGCCCCGAGGTCCACCACCTCGTCCAGAAGGTCCCAGAGGGCCTCCAGGGCGATGGGAGAGCCCTCATCGGTGATCCCCTCTGCTCCGACCACATGAGCCCGAATGAACCTGGACCGGTAGGCGTTCCCGTCGATCTCCGCCGACTTGAGGATCTCCACCGTGGCCCGGGCGGTCTTGTCGGACCCCTCCCGCCGCTCCTCGTCCTGGGCGAGTAACTCGAACCACTCGTGCTGATATCCCCGGATCAGTGGCTTGTGAAGGATGGCGAAGGGCTCCGCCGCGTCTCGGTTGTTGGCGAACTTGGGGACGTACCGCTCGGGCGGTACCTCATATCCCCGGAGGGCGTTGATATCCATGACTGTGCGCTCCGCATGGATGAGCCCGGGACCCCCGGGCGGGGTCGGCACTAGCCGAGCATGATAAAGACCTCATCCTCCGTGGTGCCTCGGGCCTGTCCCGAGAAGGAGAGGCGGACCTCCCCGTCGTCGAAGGAGAAGTCGGGGACCTCCACATAGACGCTCGGGCACTCCACCGCGACGATCGATCCGGTGGTGTCTCCCTGCTGGTTGAACCACTCGATCCCGGTCCGCTGGATCGCGTCTCGGACGCGGTGCATCTCGGGGGTGTAGCGGCTCCAAGCCTCCGCGGACGCGGTCACGTTCCTCATGCCCTGGACGTAGTCCGCGACTTTGTACGCCGCGCCGTGTACGTCCTCGCGGAGGATCAGGCCGTGGTCCACCTCAACCCCGAACGTCTCCACCTCGGAGAGCACGTCCGCGAGGTAGGTGTGTCCGCCAGTCGCCGGGACGGGCGAGCCCGAGTAAGTCCCCGTGGGTTGGTATGGCTCGATCAGAGCCCCGCTACTGTGCGAGGAGGCCGACCCGGAGGGCGAGGCGCGGACGACCGTGAGCGTGTTCGTGCCGGTGTCCTTCGCCGTGACCTGGACGAACTCCTCGTCCGTCTCGCCCGCGTCGATCGTGTAGTAGTATGGATTGGAGGCGCTCACGTCGTCGGGGACGATGTCCACGTTCGCGACCACGATCGAGGTCACCAAGTTGTTGATCGACCCGTTGAGCGTGCCCGTGTACTGGAGACGCGCGGACCGGGCGCGGCCCGAGATGGTCAGGCGGATCGCTCCGTCCCCGCCACCGTTAACCCCCACCGTCGTGGCGAAGGACCCCGTGAGCCGCCACATGTGCGAGTTGTTCCCGAGCCAGATCGTGGCCCCGTCAGGGTCCGCGTCCGCGCCGTCGTGGGGCGAGAACGTGATCCCGCTGGTGACCGTGACTCCGTCCGCGGGGGCCACGGAGAGTGGAGTGGCTAGGGTGAGTTCGTCGTGGGTGCCTGGGGCGGTGTTGACCGAGGCGATCCGCCGTGTCTCTCCGCTGATCGTGACGCACGAGACGCCCGCCGTGAAGTTGGCCCCGTCCCCGTTCGTGATCGGGATCAGCGTCGTGGTTGGGGTCTCAGCCCCGCTCACCGTGTCCACCGCCGTGTCCGCAACCGCCGCGGTCTGCTGGAGGAGTCCGCAGTTCACGAGCAGATCGGCCCAGTCCGGGGCCGTGGCCGCGGTTCCGGGGGTGTAGGCGTATAGCTCCGCGGACCACTCCACCGTGGCCTTGAGCGAGATCGACCCGTTGGCGGTCGCGGTGCCGAAGGCGTCCTCCCGAGCCTGGGAGGGGTTCTTGCTCGTCACCGTGGCGTTGATGATCCGCACCGCGTCCGCGGCCACTGGGTACTGAGTCGCAGGCGTGGCGAACGTGGACTCAGGGTCCACGAACATCACGCGATAAATCGGAGAGCCTCGGTTGGGTCCAGTCATCCTCTTACTCCATCCGGCTCACGCGCCGGGGTAGTCCTCGATCACCACCACCTCAACGCCCCAGCGGAGGAGGGTGTTCGCGGTGTTCAATTCGGAAAGGAAGAGGCTCTCCGCCTCCACGATCTCGGCTCGGAGGATACGCCCCCGGGCGTTCCCCGTGGTACCTCCGTTGTTCAGCGTGTACCCGTAGGCCCCGGGCGTGGTCGAGCGGAGGAACATGGACCGCATGACCGCGTCATAGTCGAGGGACCGCTGGACCAAGGTGGCCTCATCTCCGGCCACGTCCCGATCTACGCACATCAGGAGGATGCTCAGGGTGTGCGGGACCTCGCGGGAGTTGTTCGAGGTCTCCCGAGAACTGCTCTCCCAGATCACCCCACCGTAGGGGCTCTGGGTGTCCGTCTGAGAGCCCAAAAAGACGTAGTTGTCCCATTGCACCACATCCGGGAGTTCGTCGATGGAGATGCCCTCCTGGCTCCTGTACGTTGCGAGGTGGTCATTGAAGGACGCGCGGACGCTGTCCGAGGTCGTCAAGAACGCATACAGGGCGTCCGTGACCAGTCTGGCTCCGACGATCGGCATCAGCGGGTCTTCTTGCGCGCGAGGCGCTGCATGGAGCCCTGGCGGCGCTCGAAGTCCTTGGCGTCGATGATCCCGGCGTCGGCACCGAGGGCCTGCCGTCGCTTAGCGACGATCATGGCCTGGAGGATCTGGGACACCACATAGGGGAGCGTCCCGGGCTTGATCCTCGGGTCGAACTTGATCGGAGGGCGCGCGGGCATGTACGCCGTCCCGTACTGGTGGTATGTGCCGATCTCCGCCTGCTCGCCCTTCGCCCCCACCGTGAGGGTCTTCTTCGTCTTGCGGACACGAGACCCGGAACCGCCCGTGAGCGCACTACGGAGCGCCCCAGTACGCACAAGGATCGGACGGCCCGGGAACTCTCGCGCCTTCTGGATCGCATAGGCCGGGGACAACGGAGCCCACTTGCGCCGATTCCCTGTGGCCGCGCCCTCTGACTTGAAGGTCCGCATGTTGTGACGGTGGATCAGGGTCGTGACGTGGGGCCACGCCTCGGAGGCGTCCTCGATCAGATCCGCCCACTTCTCCATGCCGCGGAGCAACTTGAGGCCCCCCGGCTCCATCGTGATCGTGAAGCCGTCCCCGACGCGCCCGCCGAACTGTGAGCGGGAGACCATTAGAGCGGCTCCGCGTCTTGGATCACCGGCCCGGGGATGTACGCCACGTTATCCCCGCCCCAAGTCTCGGAGTAGTCTGGATCTTTGCCGTCCGTCCAGTCCGAGTTGGCGAAGGGAGAGGCCGGGAGGTCATCTGCCGCGCCGTCTGCGATCAAGACCCGCCGCAACTGCCGATCCTCGCGGAGTTGCGCGAGCATCTCCATCGCGGCCTCGATCAGCCTCTGGGCCGTCGTGTCACCCTGGCCCGCGGCTCGGACGCCCTGGGCGCGCACTCCGACGCTCCCCTTGGCCTCCAGGACGCGCCCAGACGTGAGGAGGGACTCCACCTCCTTGGCCCACCCTTCCCCCGCGCTGGAGGCCGTGAAGGCGACGGAGACGCCCGCCATCTTGAGCTGAGTTCGGATGAAGTCATACGCCCGGCCCCAGAGGAACGTCCCCTGGGTGCTCGTGGGCGTGGTCGTGGAGGTCAGGGTTCCGACCTGGGGCGCGTGACTGAGGGCCTCGGAGATGCTCGCGTTAAACGGCACGGGTTAGCCCTCCTTCGGCTTGCTTGCCTTCTTCGCCTTCTTCGGCGCGGGAGCCTTGACGGCCTCCGCCTGACGACGGCGGATCATCCGCTCCGCGTCATCCTCCGAGACCTCGATCACAGCCCCAGCCGGGAGGCTCGGGACCGGGCGAGGCTCGCCCTCCACTCGGAATGCCCCACGCATGGGGCACAAGAGGCGGACCTTCATCACTCCGCCTCCAGAGCCGCCAGGGCGTCCCTGTAGACCTGTTCCGAGGCCGAGGAGACCCTGGGGTCGTTGGCCTGGAGAAAACGCACCTCGGCGGCGCTCAGGCCCTCCAGATACGCGGGCATGCTCTTGATGCTCGGCCACTTGCTAGGGACCGAGAACCCCGGAGCGGAGTCCGCACCCCCTCCCGGAGGAGAGATGGGCGAGGGTGCGGGCTCCTGGGGGGGCTCCTTCTCCACCGCTTCGTCTAGGACGATCGACCCGTCCGCTAGAAAGCGGGCGATGTCCGCGGGGGAGAGATCCGGGAGGGGATCACCCGAGCGGATGACCCCGCCCCCGTTCTGCTTTCCTACTGCCCGACCGGGCGCGACCTTATAGCGAGCCATTGGATGCGCTCCTATCCGTTGCTCTCTATCAGACCGTAGTCAGGCCGAAGCCGTCATTCGCGAGGACGCGCCAGCGGTAGGCACCTCCCACGGTGATGGCTTCCAGGCTGATGTGGTCGCCCGCATCCTGCCCGGTCAGGGTGTTGTTCCCGGTCTGGTTCACCGGCTGGGCCACGGTGATCACGATGTCGCCACCGCCGTCCGTGTCGAAGCCGATGTTCAGCCGCTGGCCGACGAACGCCGGGATCGCGAGGGTTCGCGTCTCGCCGCTGCCGCCACTGGTCAACATGCACGAGCCCGAGGAGGTCACCGGAATGGCCCCCGCATCGCCCGGGTCGTCGATCTCCTCGGTCACCAACTGCGGAGCGAGCAGATCGCCCGTGACAGTCAGGGACCGGTTGATCGTCACATCACCGAGGAACACCCGATCTACAAGAACTGGAAGGCTCATGGCCTACCTCCTCTCAGGTGTGATTAGGAGACGACCGAGGACCACAGGTAGCCCAGGGCCGGGGTCGGCACCGTGAACTGCTCGCAGTAAATCGCGTCGATCTGCTCCTGGTACGAACCGGGGAGGTCGTAGCGACGGATCTCCGGGTCACCCGCGCCGCGGAACCGGAACCGCTGGATGCAGGACTGGGGCGTGTACGGGGTCGGGCTCTGGACGATGTGGGCGAACAGGCAGAACTTGCCCCAGATGAAGGACTTGCTCTCCGTGAGCCCCTCCGCTGCGGTGTTGCTGCTCGCCGCGCCGACGATGATCCGATCCACGTCGAGGGCCGCGGCCAGGGCGTCGTCGGGGACGATCCCGCCGCTGGACGAGGTGCGGCTCCACAGTTCGAGGATCCGATCGTTGGTCCGCAGGGCCTTGTACACCTCGTATCCCATGATCGCGGTGTTGGGCTTGACCCCGGCGTTGGTC